GCTTCGCCTTCAAAGCCGTGTAATCGCCGGTCAACCACGCCTTGAGCGCAGTCGCCTCGTCTTCCCAGGTGATGCCGGCGTCGCCAAACCTCTTCTGCTGATTGATGATTTCGCCCAAGCCTTGGCCAGCGCGCGCAGCAGCATCGAAAGCAAGAGCGAGGCCGGTGATGGCGCCGGAAAGTCCTTTGATGCCGACGGTAGCGCCCACAGCGGACGCGCCGACTTTCAAGGCAAGTATGCCGGCGGCGCCAACCGCGATCGGGCCGAGCGTGTCCATGTGACTGGCGACACCTTCCAAGGCATCGGTCAGAGGCTTGAGGGCGCCGCTCGTTTGGCTGGCCTTGCCAATAAAATCGCCGAACTTGGTCTTGATGTCGGTAATCGCGTCGGCGATTGTCACTTGCGCAGCAGTCATCTCGGACTGCACGTCGCCGCGCATGCTCCTGAATTCTTCGGTGAACTCTCTGACGCCGAGTCCCCCGCTGACAAACTTCTGCCCCAACCCCTCCAGGTTGGTCCCCATGTCCGCTGCCATGCGGGCCATAAGTTTAGGGTTTTCTTCGACCAGGCTCTTGAACGCCTTCAGCGTCGGCGTCCCCGTAGCAAGCTGCGTGATGAGATGCTGGTAGCCTTCGCCGGCTTCTTCGATCGACGAGCCGGACTGCTTGGCCGTAGCGCTGAAGACTTCCAGCCATCGAATTTGGTCTTGGGCGGATACGCCAAGGTCGTCTAACGACCTCTTGTTCTTGGTGTACATCTGCCCAAGAGCGTCGAGGTCCTGGTGGTTGCGCTGCGCGATGTTGCTGATCTCTTCAAAGACAGCTTTGGCCTCTTCGCCTGAAGCTGACGCGGCCCGGATACGGGCGTTCAGCTTGGTGAAATTATCGATCATTTCCTCCATTTCACGGAGGCCGAGACCGATCCCGATCGTCTCTAGGACGCGGTTGATGCCCTCAGCGCCTTGGGTCATGCTCTCGCTCATCCTGGAGCCTGCCTCTTTGGCGCGCCGCTCCATAGACGAGAATTTGCTCTCAGCCGTTTGGCCGGCCTTGTTCATGGCCTTCTCGAACGCATTGACGCGCGCTTCGAGCGAGACGACTAGCTTTGTGTCTTCACTTGACATGGTGCACCTTAGAAAACGAGAAGTCCGTCAGCGCGTTCGTCGCTGTCGTAAACTGAGCGCTTGTCTTCGCCGTAGGAGGCGCGTCCGACCGCCATCGCGCAGGCTACCGCCCCGTCAATGCGGTCTTTAGACCGGCCCTTGTGGAAGCTTTTGTTGCCGGCCTTGTCCGTCTCGACGGCGATATTATCGAAGTTCCAACGCAGCACTGGGTGTCCGCCGTGCTGGAAACGGTGCCCGATGATCGCGCGCTCCAACTCTTTGATGGCCGGGGCCATGGTCACCCAGCCTTGTCGGAATTCGATCGCCGGGAACCCGTCCTCGGTCAGATTATTGAGCATGTTCCGAGCGAGGTACGGGTCGACCGCGATCTCACGGACGTTGAAGCGGTCACATAGCTCACGGATGCAGGCTTCGACCGCGCGAAAGTCCACGACGTCGCCCGGTGTCGGCTCGATGAAGCCCTGCTCCTCCCACAGAGGATAGGGCACGCCGTCGCGCTCCGCCTTCTTCTGGAGGTTGTCTTTGGGGCAGAAAAACCAAGGATGGACGATGTATCCGTCGGCGCCGTCGCGCCACGCGGCCACGACAACGGTCAAATCCGAGTTGGACGAGAGGTCGACACCGAGCCAGCAAGGTTCGCCCTCCAGTGCAGACAATTGCACGGGCTCGGAGCCTTCGTCATAGGTCGACATCTCGATGAACGGGTCGGCGCTGTGATCGAGCCACACGTTCAAGTGCAGCTGTCGGAACGCCTCGCGGTCGGCCGGCCGGTGTTCGGCCTCGCGAACCATCTGGCGCAGGCCGTCGATGTCGGGATAGCCGTGCTGCAAGCCGGGGTTCGCCGCGTTCCAGACGTCCTCGTCGCGCCAATCGGCGTCCTGGGGCGTCTCGAAGAGGATAGGGAGCGTGGCCGGATCGTTGATCTCGCCGCGAGCGACCTTCCTCGCGTATTCAATGAACTCGAAGGCGAAGCCCTCCTGCCCGCGCCCGGCCGTCGTGACAGCGACCAGGAGTGAGCCGGGAACCTTGACCAAGCCGGTTCGGATGACGTCCCAGAGGTCTCGCTTCGCCCATGCGTGGATTTCGTCCGCGAGCGCGAAGACCGGGGTCCGGCCGTGCTGGCTCGCGCTGTCCGACGCGATGGCTTCGAGGAAGGCCCCGTTCGGGAAGATGATGCGGTTCTTGTATTCCTGCAGCTTGATGTGCACGGCGCTGTCGAAGCGGCGGTTCGCCTGCCCCTTGCGCCACATGTGCGAGGAAGACGTGATGATGGCCTGCGCCTCGAAGAAGCCGATCTTGGCCTGCTTCTGGTCGGTCGCGCAGAACAGGACTTCCCCGCCGGGAACGGCTTCTGGTCCTTCGGAATGGAGGAGCGCGAGCGCCGCGCCGAGGCTCGTCTTGCGATTGCCACGCGGGAGCATCAGCACGACCTGGCGCACGATCCGCTTGCCGTTCTCGTCGCACGGCCCATAAATCTGGCGAACGATGCGCTCCTGCCACGGGTCGAGCTGGAAGGCGCTGCCCTCGTTGCGCGACTTCGGATGCTTGCGCGAGCGCAGAAAGTCGACCGCGAGCTGGCCGAAGCCTCTCGGATCGGGGATGTCGGCGAACGGATTTGCAGGCACTTGCACTGGTGCAGGCTTCTTGAGGGGTAGCCTGATCATGCCGTCACCTGCAGGCAGCGAAGCTCCTGCGCGACGCGGCGCCCGATCTCCTTGATGTCCGTGATCCGGTAATGCTCGCCGTTGTAGGCCACCCGGTGGGCGAGCCTCAGGCCGTCGATCCAACGGATGCGGAAACCGGTCGTGACGTCCGTGTCTTCGCCGAAGCCCTTGAGCATGTATTCGGCCGTCGAGCGCTGGAGCAGCATCGCCCGCGCGGTCGCGAACGTCGCCCACGTGTCTTGCGGCGTACCGTAAAGATCAACCGTGATGACCTTCGCTTCGATGGTGATGACGCGATCTAGCTGGCCGGCCCTCATGACGCATACTCCTGGACCTTGCAGCAGAGGGTGACGACGGCGTGCGAGTGGACTGCATCTGGGTCGCGCATGAAGCGCGCGGAGGTGATATGGGCGTCTGCCACACTCAGGCCGGGGATGGTCCAGATGCTCTCGGCGAGCGCGACGCGGAGCGCCCCGACGGCCTGTTTGACGAAGGTCGTCCCGGCCTCTTCCGCCCAGAAGTGGAAGTCGAGATAGACTTCGTGGTTGTGGCGCTTGAGGTCTCCGCCTGGAACGGTCTGGCCCTCGCCGATGATCAGCGCCGGCATGACGTTGGGACGAAGGTTGGCGTCGAGGATCGAAGACGCGGGGATGAGCGCCGTGAAGGCAGCGTTGGCGACCAGGGCCGATCGAACGGCGCCTTGAAGGACGAGGGCGGGTTCCATTATGCGCTCCACTTCTCGCGGACCGCCTTCGTGATCGCCCGCTTGATCCTGTTCTGAGCGCGCTTCTTGGTGAGACGGTAGGCAGGCCAGAAGTGCGGCTCGGCAGGTACGTGCTTGCCGTGAGACATGTGGCCGTATTCGACGTGCAGAGCGTAGGGAGCCTCGGGTCCGCCTTCGCTCACTGTCACCTTCGTCTCGGAGACGGGCTCGACCTTGATGCTGTCCTTGAGGGCGCCGTGCTCGGTCGGGACCAGCACGCGGATGCGCTCCGCCAATTCATTCGCGCTCGTCATCAACGCTGGGGACACGGCTTCGCGGATGGCCATGGGGATGGCTGCGAGCCTTGCTTTCAGCTTGTCGGTCTGGGCGCTCATCGTGCAATTACTTGCAATCAGAACACGTAGCAGCGGTACGGCGCGAGCAGGTCTTAGAAGCCCGGCGTCATGGCTGTGACCGTGATCGTGTTCCCCACGACGGCCGCCTCGCGGTTGTCATAGAGAAATCCGACAAGCTGGCGGACGGCCTCCTGCAGCGGCGCGGGGATATTCTCTTCGTCCTGAACCACTTCGCCGGTCGGAACGAACGTCGAGAGCGCAGCGCCGAGATATTGACCGAGCCACGCCTCGGCCGCGTCGATTTTGTTCTGTATCAAGGTGTCGTCGTCGTCGATCGTGACGCGAATGTGCTCCTTGACGTCGACCAGGTTCATAATGCTCATGGCGTTGCCCCATGCAAATCGTGATTTGTGCGGCGCGGACCGGTCGCCTGGTCGTTTTGGAAAGTCTCTGACCGCCCCCCAGGTCCATCCTTGTTGACCGGTAGGCGTGCGTCGGCGGCCTTGCTGAGGAGTGCGGCCATCCTCGCAAGCGTCTTGAGGTTGGCCGTGCGGTGTCCTGTCTTGCTGAGCGGAGCCTTGAGCGCTGTGCGCGTGTCGTATTGCTTGAGCCGAC